ATGAACGACAGGTCTATTATAGACCCGATATTCTATATAGTCAAGTGGTTGTATTAACCACTACAAAAAGTTCGGTTTGATACAACTTTTTGTATTACAATTTTAAAAAACCTTAGAGAGAAAATTTTTACCGGGATTTTTTTCCGCCGATTTTGGGAATCACTTTCGCTTTTTGGTTTCGGGTGCCTTATTGCCCCAGAGTTTTGGATTGACTGTACCGTATCCATACTCAATGTTTTGCACTGATAATGCACCATAAGTATCATAGTACATATCAAACAAACTTACCTGACTCTTACAACGAGTCAAATCCATGTAAGTTTCTCCATCAACAACATAAGTAATCAAATACGCATCGTTTGGAAGTGACTTATCATTTGCCAGTTGACGTGTAGTTTTTTCTTGCAGAACCTCACATCCATACTTTGGACCTAATGGTTTGATGCTAGGTTGTTCCATAGTTTTTTCTTTTTTCTTTGGCGGATCTGCCAGTTTATTTGCCATTACGAACGACCTCCCCATTTAATATCAGGATATGCTTCAGCAACAATTTCTTTGGTGATCTTATACTTATCAGAGAGTTTTTTATCTTTTACCAAACAAAGAATCTCTGCTTCAAGTGGATGAAGTCCTTCGAGAATATTAATAAACATGGTTTCACGACGAATATTATTAAGACCATCGTTACCACCTTTAATAAATTGATAAAAGTGTTTAAATTCTCTACGGATAGTAGTATGTCCTTGTCTATCACTTGCACCCAGAGAAAAAGATCCTGTAGTGTGCATCTTACGGACTTCTTCTGTAATTTTAGTAGTCAAAGATCCTTTATTTTTTGATTGCTCTTCATATCCAGAATAAGGCACTTCACCCTCTGGTAGCAGTGTAATAATACTATCATCAAAATTCCAAATAAGCACTGCTTTCAATGAAGGATCATCATATTTTTTGAGAACTTCAACTTTTTTTGCTTTGGATCTTTGCTTCGATACTAAATCTAAAATTTCAAATACAAAAGGATTTTTTGGTAATTCAAGACTCGTCGTAGTCGTCTTCTTCTGTGCTGTTGTCATGATAGTTTTCAAAATTAAATGCAATTACTTCATCAGGTATTAAATTCCCTTGGTTGTCAAACATTTCAGGATGAGGTCTTGGCACTTCCCGATAATTCATCATATATTCTCGTGCAGTCCATCCAATCACCACTCCCATTATGAGAAACAAAATAGTCAAAAACGAACCAAAAACTAAACTAACTGCTAACATTTTTCTTTCTCCGGGAAACTAAATTTCTCTTCCTTGTGCTAAAGGAAAACTCAAAGTAGATGTTTACTTCCCGATTTAGAAAGCAAACCATCTTCTCAAAGATGATGTGGAATGGGTGTGTCTGCTTTCTTTTTCCTCCATTAAGAATGAATTCAACACCACGATTACTGTGGTTATTTTTATTTATGTCAGGATCCGACGACTTGTTGTTCTCTGAGAAACTTGATTGTATCAACTGCGCCTCCTAGTTTTTTCTCATCACAAAGTACCTGTGGAAAGGTAGATCCTTCACCAAATTCGGCATAAAACTGCTCTTTGGTAAAGTCCTCTCCAAGAGTATACACCACAAATTTACTGCCTGTCAACTCTAAAACAGTCTTAACTTTATGACAATATGGACAGTCTTCTTTTGAATAGATTGTAAAATTCATATCTTCTGTAAGAACCATAGTGACTTATTTAGATCACTCTATATTATCCAAATATTATATCATATAATATCATGAAGTTGAACTATCTCCACCAGAATTCAATTCTTCAAGTGTTGGCCAAACAACTTCTAATGGATTTGTTGTGGAAGATGTAATATCCCTGAGTGCCTGAATGTATGTGTCTAAATCAGAAATACTATCAGTTGTAGTAGTAATACCCAGTCTAGTTTCACTCAAATTTCTCATAACTCTCCATTCAACTTCATTAATCTTTAAATCCCTAGTTTCTCTAACTTCTGTCCAGAGTTCTGCCGTTCTAGAATTAATTTCTTCTGCGGTTAATGAAACAACTTCCCATGCAACACCATTCCAAACTACCTTTTGAGTATCACCATCAAAAGGTGGCGAATCTCCTGCAGCAACATACCCCGCATCAGTGAGTTCTTCTTCAGTAAATGTAGAAGAATCTGTTCTCGTGCTACCATCAGAAAGACGAATTCTTTCTGGTAATGGTCCTGGATATTGTTCTTTGTATGAATAAAGCATTTTAAATCTCCTTAATAAACAGCAACATATAAACTATCAGTTCCATTCATTGTTGAACTCATACTGGTAGGACCCGTAAGAGCATGAATAACTCTTATATATTCTCCACCACTAAAAGTGTATGTAGGACTCCTCATAACAGTTCCAGAATATCGTGTAGACCCACTTGTCTCACGATATGCATAATAAGTGGAAGATGATTGTAAAATTGTTCCATTACCTACAGGTGCGAGAGTATTAGATCCACCATTTATAGAAAATTTATATGTACTACTAATACCATCTGCAGCACCTGTGTAACTTGAACCAGTGGATGTTGCCCAACTAAATCTACTAATACTGGCACTAGTTGTTATACTCGTATAGGTATAACCAGATGCCGTTGCGGGTGTCACAGGAAAACCTTGAGTAGAAGTTCCACCAATTTGTGATGTATAGGTCTGCCATGCAGAACCACTACCTCCAGTACTAGTATTAAAGATCCAAGATGCTACAAGAGTAGTTCCAGATATAACCTGAACACCAGCGATTGGAATATCATTATAAAAAGTGGTTGATGCTGTTACTTTTACTCCAATATAAACTCTTCCCGTACCAGTAAAATCAGTTTGAACTTGACCAACATCATATGGACCATTATAGTCACTAGTAGTTCCCATATATGATTGCGAATCAATAAATCTATTGCTTATTTCGTAGAAAGATGTTGTAATATCAGTTCCGACAGGAAGTGCGGCATCAGTTACAGTCAAATTAGCAGTTTCATTTAAAACTAGACCAGATGTTGAACCTAGTCTTATTTGCAATTTAACAACATTATTTTCAGCAAGTCCATCAGCAGTCGGTTTGATAGCAACACTAGTAGTATTATTAGTTATAGTAATACTTCCACTTAATCCCAGATCAAAATCAGCTGCTGACAAAGAAGTACCAGATACATTAGCAATAGTCCAATAAACAATATCACCATTATTAAATCCTTCTGTAGTTATACTAAAAGTTGAAGTAGAACCTTCAGGAAAAGTTGTACCATTACTATTAGATATAGTTGTAACTTTCTTAACTATTGGCCATTTACCATCTATTTCCCCATTATAATTATCAAAAATCTCATGCACACCAGATGCACTAGTTAAAGATATTTGTTGTTTTTGACCAATTATTCCCGAATTTCTTCTCATTTTATATTACCTCTATACTCTAGTAATTTTTGCATATCCATTTGTTGCATTCGCTCTAAGATGACCACCAGTTCCTCCATCAGCACCTGCAGTAGCAGAAACAAGTGTTCCAGTCCAATAAGATCCTCCTCCGCCAGCATTTCCCCAAGTACTACCTGACCAATCATTACCAGCAGGACCACCAGTATATCCGCCGCCGCCACCGCCGCCTTCACCATTTCCGTTAGATCCTCCACCACCCCCAAATCCCCCATATAGAGCAGTAGTGTCAGTAGAAGTACCACCTTGCCAATTGGGAGTTCCGGAACTATGACCACCGTCTGCTTGACTAGCAAGGTCAGAACCATCACTCAACCAACCAGCACCGCCAGCAGAACCACCAAAACTTCCTGTTGTAGAAAGTCCACCACCATACCCAATACCGTTAGTAGATCCAGTACCATTACCAGTTCTTCCATTAATAATAGTATTTACAGCAACTCGTCTACTATCACCATTAGAATTATTATTTCCACCCAATCCGTTACCACCATTGCTGGTGCTATTTCCATGTCCCCATCCTCCTCCACCACCAGCAACAGCAACTAAACCAGAACCTCCAATAGAACCAGTATAAATCCAAGTTCCTCCACCACCGGCAGATCCATTTTTAGATACCGCACCAGTTGGTGTTTGTCCAACAACAATATTATAAACTGTTCCTTTTGTCAAGTTAACTCTTGTTATGATAAGTGCTCCCTGTCCAGGATCACGTGGATTATAAGTACCTGTCGTATTACCTCCACCACTTCCACCTCTCAACTCTATTTCATATGTGCCAGTTTCCGGAGCAGTCCATTGCTGTATTCCACCACTTACAGAAAAATAAGATGTCAAAAATACAGCACCAGAATATGCACTTTGACACTGAGCAAGAGTTGGTCCTTGATATCCACTTACTCCTGCACTAGTAAATGTGAAACTAGTAAATGAATATAGCGCATCACCGATAACTTGTGATGCAATTAAATCATAAACTCCTCTTTTTTCACTTATATTACCAAATCCAATTAAACCACCATTTTTAGTATAATATCCCATAATTAACTAATTTCTTCATAAGAACAGAATGCGTGCAGATCAAAAGTGTTGCTTGCATATAAGTATAATCCACTATTTTCTTCAAGATATATTGAAGTATCTTTTGAAATTAAAACAAGAGTTGCATCAGCAGGAACTGATACAGTCCATGCAAGCATATAGTTAGTACCAGCTTTGCTCACATATGCTGTAAGATCGGCAGCATTCGTTCCATCAACGTTAGCAACGGTTAAAGTATTAATTTTAATAATTTTTCCACTAGATGTTGGATTTGATACTATTGCGGAACCAACAGTTCCAAGTCCAAGACCAGCCGATTTTCCGTAGATACTTGTTGCATTTATTATATTTGGATTAGCCATTCTCTAGAGTGTTTCTCCTATTAAAAATATTTATTAAGAATTTAAAAAAGCAAGTGTAGTTAATGCACTGCTACCTCCACCACCACCTCCTCCTCCAGCATCACCAGTTCTTGAGAATGTTAATGCCAACGGATGACTATTAGAAGGTACAGAACCTGATGGATTACTAACATTAACAAGATAATATTGATTAGATCCGGATCCTTGTAGAGATGATACCAAAGTAACATTAAATACTGTAGTATATTGAGTTCCAGAAGTTGATGCGGACTTAAGTGTCAAATAACCTTTAGTTGAACTTGTAGAATCATCCCAAGACGTAATCCATCCTGTTTGAGTAGTTGAATTAGCATCATCTTTGTGTACATATATCTGACTTACACCACTAATACCTCCCCAATTAAATCTAATTGTACCTGCAGGTATCGCACTAGTAGTGATATCAGTACTAAAGTTATATCGTACACCTGAAATATTTCCTTGAGTTCCTGTTGTACCTTGTACCGAAGTTCCTGTTGTACCTTGTACCGAAGTTCCTGTTGTACCTTGTACTGAAGTTCCAGTAGTACCCTGAGTTCCTTTTGTACCTTGTACTGAAGTTCCGGTAGTACCTTGGGTTCCTGTTGTACCTTGAGTGCCCGAACCACCACTTATTGCAGCACCATTGACAGTAAGAGTTCCATCAATATTGGTGTTACCACTTACATGTAATTTATATTGTGGATTAGTAGTGCCAATTCCAACTTTATCTCCAGTGGTACTATATGGTCCAACTAAAATAGTGCCACCAGCATCAACATCAATTGAAGGAATACCCGAAATATCATTGACTGAGAAGATACTTCCTGAAGAAAGGTTATTAGTAATAGAGAACAACTGACCAGCAGATGCTTCAAAACTTAAAGTTCCACTATTTAAAGTATCATAGTGAACAATATCAATTATAGTTCCTATTCCAATTGTTCCAACACCAGAAGAAGGGCCACTATATGTAAATGAATCTGACCCTGCAGCAGTATTACTACTATTCTTATAAACAATTTGATTCGCAGATCCTGCTACTGGTCCAGAGGTTCCGGTAGTACCTTGTACCGAAGTTCCTGTTGTACCTTGTACCGAAGTTCCGGTAGTACCTTGTACCGAAGTTCCTGTTGTACCTTGTACCGAAGTTCCTGTTGTACCTTGAGTTCCTTTTGTACCTTGTACTGAAGTTCCGGTAGTACCTTGTACCGAAGTTCCGGTAGTACCTTGTACCGAAGTTCCTGTTGTACCTTGTACTGAAGTTCCGGTAGTACCTTGTACCGAAGTTCCTGTTGTACCTTGTACTGAAGTTCCTGTTGTACCTTGAGTTCCTTTTGTACCTTGTACTGAAGTTCCGGTAGTACCTTGTACCGAAGTTCCTGTTGTACCTTGTACCGAAGTTCCTGTTGTACCTTGTACTGAAGTTCCAGTAGTACCTTGGGTTCCATCGGTTCCCTGAGTACCATCTGTACCTTGGGTTCCATCAGTTCCCTGAGTACCATCTGTACCTTGGGTTCCATCAGTACCTTGGGTTCCATCGGTTCCTTGAGTACCTGTGGTTCCTTGAGTTCCATCAGTACCTTGGGTTCCATCAGTACCTTGGGTTCCATCGGTTCCTTGAGTTCCTGTTGTACCTTGGGTTCCATCAGTACCTTGGGTTCCATCAGTACCTTGGGTTCCATCGGTTCCCTGAGTTCCATCAGTACCCTGAGTACCTATGGTTCCTTGAGTACCTGTGGTTCCTTGAGTTCCATCGGGTCCTTGAGTACCTGTGGTTCCTTGGGTTCCATCAGTACCTTGGGTTCCATCGGTTCCTTGAGTACCTGTGGTTCCTTGGGTTCCATCAGTACCTTGGGTTCCATCGGTTCCTTGAGTACCTGTGGTTCCTTGGGTTCCATCAGTACCTTGGGTTCCATCGGTTCCCTGAGTACCTGTGGTTCCTTGAGTTCCATCGGTTCCCTGAGTTCCATCAGTACCCTGAGTACCTGTGGTTCCTTGGGTTCCATCAGTACCCTGAGTACCTGTGGTTCCTTGAGTTCCATCAGTACCCTGAGTACCTGTGGTTCCTTGGGTTCCATCGGTTCCCTGAGTACCATCAGTACCTTGAGTACCTGTGGTTCCTTGGGTTCCATCGGTTCCCTGAGTACCATCAGTACCTTGAGTACCTGTGGTTCCTTGGGTTCCATCGGTTCCTTGGGTTCCATCGGTTCCCTGAGTACCATCTGTACCTTGGGTTCCATCAGTACCCTGAGTACCTGTGGTTCCTTGGGTTCCATCGGTTCCCTGAGTACCATCAGTACCTTGGGTTCCATCGGTTCCCTGAGTACCATCTGTACCTTGGGTTCCATCAGTACCCTGAGTACCTGTGGTTCCTTGAGTACCATCTGTACCTTGAGTACCAGAACCTGTAGTTCCCTGAGTGCCATCAGTACCCTGAGTTCCATCGGTTCCTTGAGTACCATCAGTTCCCTGAGTACCATCTGTACCTTGGGTTCCATCAGTTCCCTGAGTTCCATCAGTACCTTGGGTTCCATCGGTTCCCTGAGTTCCATCAGTACCCTGAGTACCTGTGGTTCCCTGAGTTCCATCAGTACCCTGAGTACCTGTGGTTCCTTGAGTTCCATCGGTTCCTTGAGTACCTGTGGTTCCTTGGGTTCCATCGGTTCCCTGAGTTCCTGTTGTACCTTGGGTTCCATCAGTTCCTTGAGTACCAGAACCTGTAGTTCCCTGAGTTCCATCAGTACCTTGGGTTCCATCAGTACCTTGGGTTCCATCGGTTCCCTGAGTACCTGTGGTTCCTTGGGTTCCATCGGTTCCTTGGGTTCCATCAGTTCCTTGAGTACCAGAACCTGTAGTTCCCTGAGTTCCATCTGTACCTTGGGTTCCATCAGTACCTTGGGTTCCATCAGTTCCTTGAGTACCAGAACCTGCAGTTCCCTGAGTACCATCAGTACCCTGAGTACCATCAGTACCCTGAGTTCCATCGGTTCCTTGAGTACCAGAACCTGTAGTTCCCTGAGTACCATCAGTACCCTGAGTTCCATCGGTTCCCTGAGTACCAGCACCTGTAGTTCCCTGAGTACCATCAGTACCCTGAGTTCCATCTGTACCTTGGGTTCCATCAGTACCCTGAGTTCCATCTGTACCTTGAGTACCTGTAGTTCCCTGAGTTCCATCGGTTCCTTGTGTGCCATCAGTTCCCTGAGTACCATCACCTGTAGTTCCCTGAGTACCATCTGTACCTTGAGTACCTGTGGTTCCTTGGGTTCCATCGGTTCCTTGAGTACCAGTTAGGAAAGAACCATTAGCGTAAAACGAAGTAGCACTAATAATACCAGTGTTTCCGTAGATTGTTACACCAGCACCAATAGTAACTTCATTATTGATACCATCAATAGTTACGGAAGCAGGACCGACAGTTAAAATGCCAGTAACTCTTGCATCTCCTTCGACAAGCAGACTATATTCAGAATCTGCCGTAGTTCCAATGCCGACGCTACTTGTAGTATGAATACCGGCAGCAGTCTGTTCAAAGTAACCTGTTCCACCGCCACCGCCACCGCTATTGTTAGTTACAAATTCAAACTTCCTTATCGAATGATCATATCTTAAAAACTTACCATCATATGCAGATGCATTAGTAGCAATACCAACAATGTCATCAAGATACTTAAGTTGCGTCTCACCACCTCCACCTAATGTGGATAATTGTTGTTGAATACGATTGACAAAAAGACGATAGTGATTTGAAAGATCATCTAAGGTTGCAAAATTCGTATTAGCATCAGGATTTTTTTCATCGAGAAGTCCTTCAGACAAAGAAACAATTTCTTGTTTTTGTTGTATTTCTGCGACTAATTTATGAAGTAATTTTATATCCTCATCATAATATTTTACTTCAGGAATTTCTGGAAATTGTAAAGGTTTAACTAATAATTTTTCTGCTTCACTATAACCAAATGCTCTACGAAGCCTATCTAATTCTACAGACAGTTGTCCTATATCTTTTTTATAATCAACTACTTCAGGAATATTAGAAACTTGAGATTTTACTTGTTCAACTAATTTCTCAAGTTCTATAATTCTTTGATAGTTTTTATTCTCAACATTATCTACACCTTCTACTACTTCCTCCTCCTCATTATTTTCTTCAACAACAATCTCTTCCTTCTCATCCAATAAATCGGAAGGAGATAAAATTTTTTTTTGAGATTCAATTTCTATTTCTTCATTATTTAACTTTTCTTCATTCTTTTTCTTCTCAAAGAAGTCCGAAGGTTTATTCAATGGCACCGCAAAATACTCCTATATTTCTATATCCCATATATGATATTTATGATTGTAACATAAAAACCAAAAATAGATAGAGATAAAATAATTAAAAAATTTTTTTATTAAAATACACGTTTCCAGAAATAGAAATTCTATATTCATCTTAATTTTCCGTATCAAAAAAGAACATTTGCCACAATCTACTGTTATCTTTTACTGTACCAAAATACTTTGATGCAGAATGAATACAACTAGCATCAAAGATGACCAAACGATTATAAACATTGCCAAGAACATCTACTGGTTCAAAAGGAGTTCCATCTAAATGATAATCTCCCGGAATATCTTTCCAAGAAGCATCATACCCTTCTTCATTATATGTTCTAGCTCTTGTTTTTTTGTGTGCGTACAAAGTTGTGCCACACTCAAAAGGAGCATTTGGACTTAAATATAGCATACCTCCCCACATCTGAGAGTCGCAATGATATACAATTGGTTGCCCAGACCAACAATATTGGAATCTACCATTCATTCCATGCTCTTTCCACTTAGTAATTTTTTTACCCATTATTTGCTCAAATCTTTCTTTGAGTCCTGGAAATAAAAACTGTTGATGGGTTCGATTACCAATATACCCTCTACCAATACCACCAATATGATAATCTTGTTCCAATGCAAATTTTCTTATTGAATCCGGATTTTCATAAAAATTGTCCACCATCCATGTAGTTGATTTTGTGTTAGATGATATACCAAAATTTAAACCTGTTTCTATATTTTTTTCTTGGGGTAACAAAAATTCTTTGACTCTAGGTAATTTAAAAATAATTTGAGGAAGAGATTCTAATGGGTAATTTTTCAGAACATAATTACATTTATTTTTATATTCCTCAACGAGTTTATCATCTTTAACAATTTGTTTGAATGATTCTACTGATAAGTTATTTACTACAGACAAATTTCCATGATTACAGAAGGATTTTGCCTTTTCATTTCTCCTTTCTTCTCCCATCCATGTAAAATGCCATCCACAATCTTGAATGATTTTATTATCTTGAGTTACCCAAACTGGAGAAATGGGACATTTATATTGTCCCCTAAATTTGGTCGGAGATCCTCCATTTTTTAATTGTTTAGCAGTACATAAAACTAAAGATTTACTCCAATCTGCAGGAGTATCGTCAATAAAAAGTCTTTTATCCGCTCTACCTTCCAGAAGAACTAAAGGAACTTTTAAATAATTGCCATTTAAACATCTACACACATTTGAAAAATATTCAATAAACTCTGGATTTATTATCTCATCACAGTCACTAGAAATAAAAACGGTATCGTCATCATATTTGTCAATAATATTAAGTAGTCCATCTTTTTGCAGTCTTTCTCTAGTCCAATATAATTCTCGACCAGTATTTTTTGCCACGCTTGCTTCATAAAAATCAACTTCATCTGGCGTTAAATTTATTTTATCATAATCAATTTCAATTACAGTAACTTGATTCTCAAAACCAAATTCTTTAATCAAATCTTTACAAATAAACTCTTTTTTATTTCCACTAAATGTATGACTAGCTTCTACAATAATAAATTCATCAACATAATCTTTTAATAAATTTAATCTTAGTTCAAGAAGTTCTTTTTCATTAAAGAAAAAAAAGTAATCAATAATTTTTTTCATTGCAAGTTGACGATATGAACTTAAAATTTTAGTGGTGTTTTTCATTTAAAATCCCAAATATTTTTGTCTATTAAAATTTAAATCATAAGTAGTATATGATATATCATAGGTTTCATTATTAAATGGATTAGAATATGTATCTGAAAAAAAATTTTTTCCCCATTTCTTAGTAAGATATTCATTTTTATTTAATGTTCGCGATTTATTCACTTTTTCCTTTAAATCCATATTTAATCTCCAGGTTTGAGAACCACTAGTTTTATAGTCAGATTCTCCATGCAGATAGTCAATATTTAAGAAACTGGATTTTATGTTTTTTGTTGTTATTCTAATGTGATAATCAACATCTTCTATATAAGCTGGATATAAGTTTTCATCAAATAATCCACACTCTTGGACAACCCAATCTTTTATTAAAAATAAATCATAAGATCCACCTCCCCAATCAGATTTTTTAGCGTGTATCATACCGGAATCTGTTTTTAATGCTTCTTCATTCATTTTCTTCAGTAAACCAGATGTAAAACAAATATCATTGTTTGCAATGATCCAATACGGACAATTCATATATGATTTAATAATCAAATTCCATGCACCACTTACCCCAAGATTAGATGGTAGATGGGTTACTTTAATTTTTTCTATAAATGGATGTTTTATACTTGCTATCTTATTTAAGTCCTCATCAATTTCCCCTTTTCCATTATTATTAATAATAAAAAACTCTTTTACGGGATAATCAACGCTATCTATTAATCGTTTTAACCAGTGAACTCCATTTACTATAGGAACTCCTATCATGGGAATAGAACTTTCATACTCAAATAATTTTTTAAAATCCGAAACTTTTATTAAGTTTAACCATTCTTCACGATTTCTTTCAAGATTTTCATATACAAGATCTTCTTTTTTTTCAACTAAATTTTGAATACCTTTTCTAATAACTCCGCACCCATGATCAGTATCAACAACAAACATTTCCAAATCATTTCTCTCCTTACGAAGATGAACAAATGCTTTCCAAGAATCCCCATTCCAAGTATCAACAACAGGATATGGTCTTTGATATTCTTCTTTCGTTGGATTCATATCATGACAAATAATATACCCACCAACATTTAAAATATCAAGGGAATTTAAAATGTCCGTTAAAACTTGATTATATTCATGAAGTCCATCAATAAAAATAATATCAAACTTTTCTTTATTTTGTTTAAAAAACTCATCCGAAGTTAAATGAAATGTTGCTGGACTATCCTCATTTGGATCAACACCAACTTTATAATCACATATTATATTTGAAATATTATCTCCTTTACTAACTCCTATTTCCAAATATTTTTTGGATTTTGTTTTTTCGATTAGAAAATTAATAATATCTGTTCTTCTTGTTGATTCTTTTATAAATGGATCATGAGGTTCTATATTTAAAGTTTCTGGTATAAAAAACTTTTTTAAATGTTCAAACTCAAGTATTTCTGATGGAAGATTATTTAAATCATAATTCCTTAAAACTACTTTTTTATTTCCCCACGTATTTAAACCATTATCTTTTGGAGTCCATTTGTCGATATAGTCTTCAAGTTCTTTTGAATTCATGTCTTTTATGATTGCAGATTCTATGTGATCTGCATAATGTGATGTTGATTTTTGTTTTGTCTTTAATCTACTAGAATCACCCATCCAACTAAAATGCCACCCACAATCTTTTAATCTCTTTCCATCTTCTGTAACATATACTGTTTCAAAAGGATTTTGAATATTAAATCTCATCTGAGCGGGAGTTGCTTTTTCAAAATGCTTCTTAGTGCATACGAAAAAAACATTGTCGATACTTAATGGAATATTAGTATCGGAATGATATACTCTAAAATTTGCTCTTCCTTCTAGTTCCACTAGGGGTATTTTAATAATTTTATTTTGATTCTTAGATATATTATAAGTAAAATAATTTATATATTTTGGGTTGATAATTTCATCAGCATCTGAAACAAAAAATATATCTCTATCATCAAATTGCGAAATAACAGAAAGCAAATCATCTAAGACTAATCTCTCTCTTGTTCTTGCATTCAAAGAATTTTTATAAGTATCATTTGATTTTCCAGACAAAGAGCGAAAAATAATGTCAAATTCAGTATTTTCAACATCTTCATCATTTGATGGAAGGTTAGTCTGAACAAAAATAAATTTTTCCTCTGGCAAATTCAATTCCTTGATATATTCTTTTGCCAAAGGTTTCCAATCATTTCCACTATGAGTTTTTGTTCCCTCAAGAACTATAAACTTATCAACTTTATCATGAAGAAGTTTATACCTTAGTTCTAACAACTCTTTTTCATTAAAGAATCTAAAACAATCTATAATTTTTTTTCTTCCAATTTCCAATTTATCCACATTTTTTTCTTCAACCTCAATATTTAAATTTTTAATCTTTGTCTGTACAAAATTTTTATGATAATCATCCAAATCATTGAAATACATATTTCTTAAATCAAGAAGACCTTCTTTATGTTCTTCCGTTTTTCCCCACCACCAAGATGATACTACCTTTTCATATAAAATACCCCACTTACCTGGATATCCACATTCTAATCTAAGTTTAGGTGAATCGAAATCACAATTTTCTAAAGACTGTTTGCACAAATAATATGCATCTTGATATTGGTTGTGCCAATTTTGGAAGTTTGCGAGTTTATAATATGCTTCAGGTCTTTTTGGAAGAATAGACATTGCATGTTTATACATGCAACGAACATGTTCAAATCTATTTCCTTGAAGATCAAAACAAGTTCCAATATGAAGTAAACACTCATATGCTAGGTCTAAATCGTCTCCAGATCTATCGGCACATCTAAGAAAGAATGAAATTGCTGCAGCAGTTTGCCCTATAGAAAAATATTCTGTTGCTAAATTAAAATTAGTTTCAGGATTTTCTGGATCTAGAATATATTCAATTAAATAATTTTTTTCATTCATTTATAAAATTCTCCAACGCATCTTCAGAAATTTTTAAAACATAAGAAGCATTATCTTGCAATCCAAATGTAATTATATAATCATCTTTATACTTAGACATACCACAACAAAATTCAATATTTGCTCCCATAAAATCAAACTGTTTAGATTGTTTTAAAACATTCCAATTCTTATCCCAATAAGTAAATACATGCCGATATGTTGCATTTTTTCTATCTTGTTCACTACGAAAAAGATATGTAATATGGTGTATACATATATATCCATCTTTATATGGCATTACCTGAGATCCTCCTCTCAGATTTTGCATCATATTTTCTTTAAGATTACCAAGAAAAACTGTTTTGGTTGTATTAGTTTTTATGTCATATTTAACAATTTGTACTGGATTGGACCATTTAACAAAGTGATATGGTTGATCTAATATAGGCATCCAATTTTTTTCACAATAACTATCTGAATTTTCAGGTACAGGTATTCTATGCCGATTAATTTCTTTAAATGAATTGGGAATATCGATTTCAGATAATTCCATTCTACCAACACCATTTGTAGTTGTATCTCTCCTAACACCACAAAGATAAAATTTTTCTTCCCATTTAACAATTCTACAATCTTCCAACCCGACAAATTCCCATAAAGGTTTTCTATCAAAGTTAGAAGTATCTATTTTATCAAATGAAGTTAAAATTAAATTTTCATCCAAAATTCCAAAATAATTTGTAGTTGTCAAAGAAATATCATTTTCTGGATTTAAATATAAAAGAGGTCCCCACTGATGCTCATAGTTATTCTTTTCAGAATGGTACAGCGTATATTGACAGTGCCTTATATTTACAAAAATATCATTTCCATCAACAAAAACCGATGGATTGAAAAGGCCAGTACCATTAGTATGTTCGGATGGAATAATTAAAGGTTCTACAATTCCTCCAGAATTCAAAGCATACTGAGAAAAATTCATATCATCCATATAAAACAATCCTACATTTTATTATAGCAAAAAAACAACCCCTTGACAAGTGATCCAAATATAAGTAGAATACCTTTGTTAGGGTTGAAGGATACATAATATATTACTTTAATAATATTAATGAAAATATTTGGATTAAAAAATAAAACAATATCAAACTTTGAAAAAAGAGGATGGCATTATCTACCTAATATTATTTCACCAACAGAAGCAATACAAATCAAATATCAAAACTTAATGGGTGCTGTTCATGATCTTGGTGGATTAAAATCTCACCATGATCCTGAAAGAGGTAAAGTAATGTGTTGTTATGCTCCACCATCTTCTGTTTTTGTGGTTCGTAGAGTTAAACCAATTCTTGAAAATATACTTGGAGAAGAATTAATTCCATCATATTGGTTTACAACAACATATCATAATAAAGGTTTTATGGTTAGACATACTGATAGACCTTCTTGCGAAGTATCAGTTACTATGAATATAGATGGAACAGTAGATTGGCCTATACAACTTCAAGATCTTCAAGGAAAAAGAAGAAAAGTAGTAACTCCTATTGGGCATGGATTAGCATACCTTGGAATAAAAGTTCCCCACTGGAGAGCACCTCTTCGATGTAAAGAAGGTGATCAGTTTATGCAATTATTTTTGCATTATGTTAGAAAGAGTGGTCCATGTGCTGACTATGCTTATGATAAAAATCAAAAATGTTATAATCTTTTAAATCAATAAGCTTGAATTCCATACTTTTCCGATATTGCTTTATCCTGATCTTCTTTTGTTGGAACACCTTCAACTCTCATCCAACAAACACTTGCGATTCTTTCTCCAGAAATAACTGGTTGAACACCATGAAGATAATGATGTGTTGATGGAAAGGCAATAAACAATCCCGGTTCTGGTTTTATACTAATATTCCATGCAGGAAAAACAAATTCCCCACCTTCAAAATCATCATTTAAAAAAAGAACCGTTGATAAGTCTCTATCAATAGTCTTTTTCCATTGTTGTGTTCCATCAGGATTTGTCCATAATCCTTCGCCGTCATAGTGAGGTTTATAGTGTCCACCTTTTTCATAATAAAGGAACTGTGGTATTTCACTATCCTTGACTTTAAATTGATAAAATGGATTAATCACATTTTTAACAATGTCTTCATAAAGACATTGAACTTCTGTTATAATTGGACTTATATCAGCACACAAAACATCTCTTACTTTAGGATCTATTTTGTGCTCATCTTGTCTAGTATCATTTGATTTCTCTGCATCATAAACACCCATTCTATCTTTGGGTGATTTTTTTACATAATCAGTTAGATATTTACATCCTTCCTTTGTTACAACATTGCGTTGAATTAATATTTTTCCAAGTAAAATATCCATATAGAATAATATAGTTTTCAGTATTTATGTGTTAAGTATGAGTTATTCCATTATCAGAAACTGTTGCTGCCCAATAAGAATTTCCTTTTTGCAACTGCACTCCAGGCAATGACATAGTTTCACTTGAAAATTCCATTCTATCAATTACACTTCTACTTCCTGGACTCCATCCACCGGCAATGTATCCAAAATTTTCATTGCAGAATGCATTCAACCCTTCCCTGCCCTCTGGCATAGAATTTGTTGTATAACTAAATGTTTCAGAAGAAAAATCTAGTCTTTCTATACGACATTGATATGTGGGCCATCCACCACCACCTGCCACATATCCATATTCGGGACTTTGAAATGATGCAAATTCTTGTCTTTTTGTAATCATAAAACCAGAATTATTTACTGATTCTGTGGAAAAATCTAACCTATCATATGTGCTTTTCTCCGATCCCCCAAATGGAGGAGGTCCTTCTCCTCCACAAAAGTATCCATAACTTGGGGTCTTAAGTGAAGACATCCATGCTCTGTCATATGTTAACATATTTCTAGAAGTTAATACTTCTGTGGACAAATCCATTCTTGTAACTTCATCATCATCTCCTCCAGCGGGTCCAGCACCACCAGCAGTGTAAATATAATTATTGTTTGCAAGTGATGTTGTTCTTTTAATTCCAGAACCGCCAAAAGCTGGAGGATTCAATGAAAGATTATCAGTTAAAGTTTCATTACTAAAATCCATTCGATCTATTTTGGAACTAGCTTGGGGTTTAGAAAGTCCTCCTATAAAATATCCATAGTTACTATTTCCGGCAGCAGAAAGTTCAGATCTACGTTGAGCTAACTGAGCATCAATAGGAAGCGTTGTCATCGTTTCGGTTGCATATTCCATCCGATCTATGTTTTGATAAGGAAAACCTGGAAGTTCCCCTCCACCATAATATCCATATTTGCCACTTATGCTTTTTCCGTTTTTATCAGTGGATTTTCTAATCCTAGAATTTACTGATTTTCCACCACTAAATGATGCCAACTCATTTCTACCTGCTGGCAAATTAAATGTTGATGGAGCTTCTGGTGCAAATGTAGTTTCATTTGAAAAATCAAGACGAGTAATCTTACTATATTCAAAAGATGGTGGGTGAAATCCACCAGCAAAATAACCATAATCTAACCCACTAACTCCACTCCATGTATTACGCTCTTCAGTAAAACCTATTAGCGCCACCCCTATAGTTTCACTAGAAAATTCCAAACGATCTATTGTACAAATAAATGCATTTGGCGGATGTTGTCCACCAGCTGCATATCCATAGTTTTTTGTATAGACTGATCCCTGACCAGATTTAGCAATTGGTAAATTATTCCCTGGTGCTGATGTAGTTTCATTAGAAAAATCTAATCGATCAACAACACAATTATAAGGTGGAGAAGATCCACCAAAAAAATAACCATAATCACTGGTGTTGAAAGTAGCAAAAGTTGCTCTAGCACTCGTTAATTGATTTGGTGCAGGAGCTGGAGGAACTGCTACTGTTTCACTACTAAAATCTATACGATCTATAGTACAAACTTGTCCCAAAGAAACATTGGGATTAGAACGACCGCCCGCAAAATAACCGTATTGTGGACTAAAAATTCCTCCCAATCCCCATCTTGCCTGAGTTAATTGACTTCCCGTAAGTGGAGATGTTAATAATTCATTTGAAAAATCTAAACGTGAAATTACATTAGTTCCAACATATCCAGTTGTAGGATTATATCCGCCAGCAAAATAACCATATAATGAATTACTAATTCCCGTAAGAGAGGAAAAAGCAGTTTGAAGGTTATTACCTGGTGCTGATGTAGTCTCATTAAATAAATCTATTTTATCAACAATAGTAGTTGGGGTATTTTGAACATCAATTCCACCGCCAAAGTAACCATAGTTGGCAGATTCATCTATATTACCTTCTAACTGTTCTACTCTAAAATCAGAAAGACCGAATACTCCTGCCATTTATCTTATCACTTTTTTATATTTAGACCGCAATGTCTGATGGGAAACAATGAGAAGCGCGTACAGAAGGACTTGACATTGTTGTTGATGGAGATGTACTAGTATTTGTGGAAAATTCATACCTATCCATTCGATTTAGAGTAGTTGGTGGTCTGTATCCAGGTCCTATGTAACCATAATGTTTGGATAACCCTACGGTAAGATCCATTCTTCCTACGGGAGCAGGACAATATGTCCCTCCTGGAGAAAATGTTTCTGTTTCCATATCAAATTTATTTGCTACATTTAAATAACTGCTAGTATAGAGACCATTACCACCAAAGATATATCCATAACTTCCTACAAGATCTTTACCTCCAGCCGTGCCCTGTACTCTATATGTAGTGGGAACTGGAGCAATACTAGTTGTTTCAGTTGAAAATTCTAAACGATCTATAATACTCGCTCTAACTGGAGGTAATCCTGGAGTTTGTCCCATAGAAAACCATCCATAATAAGGAGAAGAAAAATTAGCTACACCACTTGGGGTTCGAGTTGTGGATACTGATATTATATTTGCTATAATTGTATCAGTATCTGTTGATTTATCGTATCTATTACCATTCGTTTCATTCTGTCTGGTAGAATATCCATAGTGATTATTACTAAAAGAACTTCCTGTTCCTGCTGCTGAAAGCTTATCTAAAGCACTTCTAGTATCATTCTTAAATTCATATCTATCCAAAATTGTTGTTCCGGTTTTTACTTGATATCCATAATCAATACTTGTAAATATACTACCATGAGGTTGTGCTGTACCAGCCATATCTGTTGGTGGGGTAGTTTGAGTTTCAGTCGCATAATCGATTATATTTCTTTGCCCAGGAGCACTTCCAGAAGGAAGTCCGTTCATCAAATAAAAACCGTATCCACTGACAGAACTTCCAGTTTTATCAGTTGTTCGTCTTATTCTTGTTTGTCTGCCAGAAACTCCTGCTACAGAATTTCTTGCTTGAGTTAAATTTGCTCCATGAACTGGTGGTCCTACTACAGTTTCATTAGAAAAATCAATGCGGTCAATGGTACAAAAACGTGATCCGTCAAAACCACCACCAAAATAACCATAATTGGAACTAAAAACTCCTGCTGAACCTTGTCTACTTACAGATAAAGTACCTCCTATCTCTAATACAGTTTCACTAGAAAAATCAATGCGATCAATGGTGCAAACATAAGGTGGAGAAGAACCACCTGCAAAATAACCATAATCTGAACCAGAAACTCCTGCGGAAGTAGATATTGTTTTAGTTAGATTATTTCCTGGTGCAACTGTAGTTTCGGTAAAAAAATCAATGCGATCAATAGTATTTTTATAACCGCCAGATATTGGATTGTCACCCCCAGCAAAGTAACCATAATTGGAACTAAAAACTCCTTCTAAAGCATTTCTTGCTTGAGTTAATTGACTTCCTACTGGTGGTACTGCTACAGTTTCACTAGAAAAATCGATGCGGTCAATAGTGCAAACACGATCTGGAGTAAGAGCAGGATCACGACCACCAGCATAATAACCATAATCTGAACCAGAAACTCCTGCTAAAGCATTTCTTGCTTGAGTTAATTGACTTCCTACTGGTGGTACTGCTACAGTTTCATTAGAAAAATCAATACGGTCAACTTCATCCGTAACGCCAACTCCTGGAAAACCACCACCAAAATAACCATAACCATAATCGGAACCGGAAGTTGATATTGTATTAGTGATTGCTCTAGTTAATGATGATCCAGGTAGTGATACAGTCTCATTAGAAAAATCAATACGGTCAATGGTACAAACAACAGGTCCTGGAGTAGAACCACCACCAAAGTAACCATAGTTAGCAGACTCCGGCCAAGTATTGTCTACTTGTTTGTCATATAATTTACTACTATTTGTCCTGAGACCGAATATATCTCCTGGCATTTAATTACTGGCGTAGATCGTTATTAAAAAGTGGTACCTTTTCTTGTTCTAATTGCTTTGTTTCTTCTTTACCCCCAAGAAGTTTTTCTGTCATCCCACTGATTTCTTCAATGCCAGAAGCAACATGCTTTTGAAGGCTCTCAAGGAATTCCCTTGCGTTTGTTGGGTCAGCATATCCTTCCTTAATTCTATTAACATCATCATCAAGAACAGTTGGTGCCGTTGCTCTTCTCATAGAACGAATATTTCCACCTGACACACCAGTTTGTGCTGCTAGTAAATCATCAAGTGCTTGGTTTGCAAATCTTCTTTCCCAATAAACTGGTTGGTCGGCATCAAATTCTGCTTTGGTTGGAGGATGACCACCATTTAACTCAATAAGTCTTTCAATAACTTTATCGAAAAAAGATAGTTCATCAATTTGTGCCTTGAACCCAGAATTCAATCCATCAATAAAACGATGAAAATGAAACTCGTCAATATCATACCAACAAAGTTCTTCTCCACCATCTCTGGTTTTCCACCAAATTGGTTTTGATTTATCTTTACCTTCCCATTTGAAATGAAATTCCCTAGCATGTTTTTTTGCTTCTTGAATGCTGGAAAGTAATCCTTCGGCAACAGACTTTCTATTAATAATTGCTGCTTTAAATGCCGATGGAATTGTAAAGTTGTCATGAATAATAAACTTTTCAATTTGGAAATTTGATCTTCCCTGTGCTAATTCAATTTCAGATGCTCTCCAACGATTACATTCAGAAAGAGCTTTTAATGTAAATTCTTTATTTTTTTCTTCATCTAAAACATCTTCTGCTTTAGCCAGTGCAAATTCATTGTAATTATCAGACATAAAACTCCGTTAAATTATGATGTCAACTTGATTTATTTAGGTTGTTGTTTTTGGCAAAAAATAATCCGGAACAATCATTTTCCCATTCAAGGTCTATTGTAAAATTTTTATTTTTTAAGAATGAAACTAAATTATTGATGTTAAATTTTGAAGTTACGTTGTTATGAAATTCCCCAACAATTTCATTGACTTTATGTAGAAGTTTCGAGTTCATAATAATTTCAAACTCCGATCCCTCTGTATCTATTTTTATTAATCGCACTCTTTCCAATTGATTTAAAATATCATCTAAAGATATGCACCGTACCTTTTGAATCGAATAATTTTTATATCCTTCTTGTTTAATATTGTATAATGTATTCATACCAGTATTCCACTTTGTTGGATATGAATAAAGATCTACTTCATTAGCATTGTGTCCATAGACTGCCATATTAAAAGTTCTAACACCGGAATAACTTTCCAAATTTTTTTGTAATAAGTTATAATTTTCTTTTTCTGGTTCAAAAGAAACAACATTTTTACATCCAAGATCAAGACACAATTTTGAAAAAGATCCGCGATGTGCTCCAATATCAATTACAACATCAGTAGATTTTAAATTTTTAATTTGATAATCATTTTTAATATAAACATTATTAAAAATAATTTCATCCATAGTCATTCTTTCAAAAATAAAAATTGGAATTTTTTTTGTTATAACATCTATATAATATTTCCATTTATTTGATATTATTTTCCAATTATAATTTTTTGTGGCATACATTGATATTTTTTTTGATATATCATTATATTCATCTCTAACCTTATCAAATGCCGAAAGAGCACGAATTACTTCCTCGGCAAAGTTTTTATGAAAAGTTTCATCAGGAATCCAACCTCTTAAAGTATTCTGTCCTGACATTGGAATATATTTACCCATCCAGTTAGAAGTCTCTGGAAGTGCTCCCATGCCTGTTGTAATAGGAAAGCATCCACAAGACATTGCTTCTGCCAAAGACACGCAGAAGGTTTCCTCCCAGACATTAGGATGGATATAAAAAGCAGCATCCTGAATATGAGAAAGAAGTTCTTCTCTATCAATACAAGGAGAATATTCGACACCAGGAAGTTCTTTAAGTTCTTTATAAACAGGAATAAATGGTGATGGTTCTAGTCCATTTGGTCCAGTGACAGTTTCATTATCCCCTTCGCCTGGTTGAATATCTCCATAAAGAGACATGGAAGAAAATACTTTGAGTTTTGCATCTGGATGATGCTTAATAACTTCTTTCCAAATAGGAACCAAAGGAGCAACTCCTTTGTGTGGTGCCGAAAAGAAAATACAAGTCTTTGACTTTGGTTTTCCAGATGGACGAAACATCTCATGCACTCCATTTGGAATAACATGAAGTTTCTCTGCTGGTGCTCTGTTATACTTTATAAACTGCTCCCTTTCCCAATTTGAAACGCAAACGATTCCATCAACTTTATCCACATGTTGTGGAAGATCTTTGTGTCCCATCTGGTCACAATTATCATGTGCCCAGATAATTTTATATTTTTTATCTGACTTTATAATTTCATGCGTTGTTCTCTGCACATCAACATTTTCTGGAAAAGTATAATGTTGAGAAAGATAATGAAAAGAACTTTCAGTCGCACCAGATTTCATATAGAATAATGTAGTTTTGATTATTTATCAGTTAGTTTGAGACTCCTGCTGAACCATATCTTGCTTGAGTTAATTCATTTCCTACTGAAGGTACTGCTACTGTTTCGCTGGAAAAATCAATACGGTCAATGGTGCAATACCACGTAGTTCCATTATAACCACCAGCAAAGTAAGCATAATTGGAATTGGAACTTTCTGCTAAGTATCGTCTCTTTAAAGTTAAATTTGCTCCATGAACTGGTGGTCCTACTACAGTTTCACTGGAAAAATCTAAACGATCAATGGCACAAGTGTCACCTGGAATTGTTGGACTAGAACCACCAACAAAGTAACCATAATTAGAACTAGAGACTGCTGTTAAACCTTCTGTTATTTTATCTAACCCATTTCCTACTGGAGGCACTGCCACAATTTCGGTAGAAAAATCAATTCGGTCAATAGTATTAAAATAACTCACCGCATCATTGCCACCGGCAAAGTAACCATAATTTGAATTAGATAGTGCTGTTAATGCACTTCTTGGTTTAGTTAATCCTCCTGGTGGTGTTCCTACTGTTTCATTGGAGAAATCTAGACGATCAATGACGCAATACCGCGTAACTCCATTATTACCACCGGCAAAGTAACCATAATTAGAATTGGAAAGTGCGCAAAGATTAGTTCTTTGTTGACTTAACCCATTTCCTACTGTAGGTACTGCTACTGTTTCGTTAGAAAAATCAAGTCGATCAATAAGATTAACCAAAGGTGGGGCAAAACCACCAGCAAAATATCCATAATTGGAATTAGAAACTGCTGCTAAATTATTTCTTGCTTGAGTTAAATTTGCTCCATGAACTGGTGGTCCTACTACAGTTTCACTAGAAAAATCAATGCGGTCAATGGTGCAAACCTGAGGTGGAGCAAACCCACCGGCAAAGTAACCATAAGATTGTGAAATTGGATTTCCATTTTTAGCAGTATAAATGGTTGAAAATCTAGTGATTGGTTTTCTTGGCGATTCTGCAAATGCTGTTACCGCTGCTGCTTCGGCAGATATTTTTTCGGTTCCTAAGGTATAAGTGGAATTTGAATAATCAAATCTGTAAATATTTGTTGTATTATTGGGAGCATTATAAGTTGGTTTTCCGCCAACAACGTAAGCAAAATTATTTCCATCCGGAAATGCTCCACCATTTCTAAGATTAACTGGAAATGAAGTCGAGGGAGACACTGTATCGCTACTAAATTCGATCTTGTTTACTGAGTTCCATGATCCGGAAGGACCCATTCCAGCAAAAAAATAAGCATGTTCTTTACTACTTGCACCACTATGTTCTGCTTTAATATTTGATAAAACACCAGGTAAAGTAGAAACTACTTTGGATGAAAAATCAAGTTTTCTAATAATATTTCGATATGCATGGGGGTTAGATGGGGGTATTCTGCCATAACCACCAGAAATATATCCAAACTCAAATTTAGATTGATTTGGTGCTTCAACAGCAGCAGTCTGGGTCAAAAACATCCCTTCTGGTGTTGGACTTGGGAAATAAATAGGACTAGATACTGTTTCATTGGAAGTGGAATATACGAGAGCATTATCTCTATCAATTCCACTACCCAAATGATTACTACTATAACCATGACATGCCATTCCATATCCATATTTGATTGTTGACATGGTTGCATTTTGAGCATTAACTCTATTACTTGTCCACCAATTCGTAGTATCAAGTCCACTTACAGAAGCACGAGCATGAGTTGTAAAATCAATTCTATCAACGCTGGATATATAGTTTGGACTAACTAAACTAGAATATCCACCAACAGCATAAGCATGTTCTTTACCAACCATTCCAGAAATGGAAGATTGTTGAAGAGATAAACTTATATCGCTAAGTTTAGTAGTACTATTGTTAAAATCATACTGGTCAATTTCGGTTGAAGAAGAAAATATATAACCATACTGAGGATCATAAGAAGTCCAAATATCCTTAATTTGTTTTTTATATGTCGTCTTTAAACCAAATACGCCAGCCATTTATAACACTCTATTTTTCTATATTTATTTCCTGAAATACATGAGAACCAACATGGCACAAACGAATTGTTGTATCTAACCATGCGGTAAATCCAACACTCTTTGCTCTTTCAAAGAACGAAAAATCTTCTGGAAGATAACTCATGTCTTTTTTCAATTCATTAAAATAGTGATATGAATTATAATATTCTGCTTCAGTAATTGGATAGGTAGAATGCCCCTGTGCAGGAATATATTTTAGATCTTCATAGTTCTCTTTTATTTTTTCAAATACTCTACGGTGAATAAGAGCAAAACCAAATCCAATACTTTCAATCTTTACCAAACTATTCTCTGCTACCGGTGGTTGAGAGATATTATAATTGTATTGTAATGGAATACTCTTCATTGGATATGCGCCACATACAATATCCTTTTGATGTGATAGAAGTTTTAATACATCTTCAGAAGTGAATCCAACATCAGCATCAATAAACATTACATACTCATATTGAGTATTATTCATAAAGAAATTGGCAATCCTTGATCGACCTTTTGTGATTAGACTCTCATTTGCAAGAGTAATCAAACCATGATCAATTTGATTTGATCTCAAATCTTTGCCAAGATTAAACAATCCCTTGGCAGTTTTATCACTAACAAGTCCGCCATAACAAGGCAGTGCAATTAAAACGCTCATACTAATAACTCAATATTAAAGGAAATGGAAATACGATTTTCGTCTGATGTGTTTGGTACAACAGAATGTGGAAGCCAGGATGGAAATAAAAGTAAATCTCCAATCTCTACCTGATGTGTAAAATACTCATCTTTAATTAAACAACTTCTTTGGAAATCCATCATTCTTGCTGGTCGTGGATCCTCAAACATGATTGAATTATTATCTTTTGATAATTGTATATAATATACTCCACTCATCCAACCAGATGGATGAACATGAGAAAAATTCATTCCTCCTTTTGGGTTAATATTTCCCCACATGGATCTAATAACCATTTGTGGTGTTTTTTTACTTATATCCGCAATAATATTCTGTGCAATAATTGTCGTCTTTTCTAAGAGTGGTTTAAAAATTTCTTGATTCCAGAGATCAGTATCACTTTGCCATCCACCTCTATTACTTCTTATCTTTCCAGAAGTTTTTTTAGATAGATCAATCAAAAAATTTTTATATTTTTCATTTTCTTTTTCATCAAAAATATTAGAACTGTAAAATACAGTGGGAAATAACTCCCCCTTTTTAATATTAAACATCAAAAATAATATTCACATCAAGTTATATATCTTCCGGAAAGATTAACTGATATTGAACTTGTAACTCCAACCTCAACAACAACTGCATCCGTTGGTTCAATTCTTTTTTCTTTTTGTAGAATTTGAACCACACTATTCTGTGGTATTGTCAACTCTTTGACAAGATAACCTTGTCTGATTGTTCCTAATCTAAAAATAGAAACAGAAACATCTACATCCAAAATATCACTATAATTTGTCAAATTGATTACATTTAATGAGAATGGATTTGAACTTGCCGTAAATACAGTATGAATTCCAGTAACTCCTATAGATGCTGCAATTCCAACATAAGTTGTATCAGTTCTTTCTTTATAAGTAACCCAACAATCTAAAGCATTATTGACTCCGGCAGCAGTGGTTCCTACTCCAACAAAGGATGCAAATCTTAATTTGTCTTGAGGGTTCATGACCAATGACTGATCGATAACTTCAAGTGCTCCTTGGTATGGAACTAATACCTTATTAGTTAAAGGAACACCATTCCAAGTATTACTTCCAGTATTGAAATCAACATGTGAGGTAAAATAAACATCTGCGGGAGATATATTTGCAGCATGTATGCTTAGTAATTCATAAGTTTTTCCTGCTGTTGATGGGAAAGATTTTGCAACGGCAACAAAACCATCGATATCATTAGAAGCCGAATGATAGATTGTTGTTGTTATACCGATATCAAACCTTAAACCAGGACCATCTTCACCTGGAGTACCAGCACCTATAGTTCCCTGGGTACCATCAAGACCTTGAGTACCATCTAGACCTTGGGTTCCATCAGTTCCCTGAGTACCAGCACCTGTAGTTCCCTGGGTACCATCGGTTCCTTGAGTACCATCTAGACCTTGGGTCCCATCAGTTCCCTGAGTACCAGCACCTGTAGTTCCCTGGGTACCATCGGTTCCTTGAGTACCTGTGGTTCCTTGAGTTCCATCGGTTCCTTGAGTACCTGTGGTTCCTTGAGTTCCATCGGTTCCTTGAGTACCTGTGGTTCCTTGAGTTCCATCGGTTCCTTGGGTTCCATCGGTTCCTTGAGTACCTGTGGTTCCTTGAGTTCCATCGGTTCCTTGAGTACTTGTG